GGATGTTGTTGAGCTTGACCTGATGCAGGACGCTGACAAGCGTTTCTACGGTCTCGGTCCGTTCGGTACGGGTCCTCGCACCCTGTGGGGTGTCCCGGTCGTCGAGAGCGCCAGGATCACCAAGGGCCAGGCGATCCTCGGTGACTTCAACCAGGTTCAGCTCCTCGACCGTGAGGGTCTGGCAATCGAGGCGTTCAACCAGCACCTCGACTTCGCGGCTCGTAACCGGGTCTACGTCCGTGCCGAGCTGCGTGCCGGTGTTGTCATCTGGCGCCCGAACCGCCTCGTCGTGGTGAAGGCTGCCTGATATGTCGCATGCAGTCAGGATGGTGACCATCCGAGGAATCCGTTACCGCTTCGAGGACGCGGACGATCTCGGTCTGCTGACCGACCCGACTGCCCTCGAATCCGGCGAGGAGCCGGGGCGTGTCCTGTCAACCGGCACCGCTAACCCCGAGAACACGGAGGCTCCGAAGCCCCAGGACAAGGACGCTACCCCGCCTTCGCCGAAGCGCCGTCGTCCGACGGCCAAGGAGTGATCTGACATGCCCGATGCGGCTGCTCTCATTGATCCCGCTGCGGTTGCGGCCGCATCGGGCGGTCGGATCATGCCCGACGACCCTCGCCTGCCGATCCTCATCAAAGGCGCAACGGACGCGCTGCGCCTTTGGTGCGGATGGCACGTCACCCCGGTCGTGACGGAGACACTGATCCTGGATGGGGAGGGGTCGCCCTCGCTGGCGCTCCCCTCCCGTCGGGTGCTGGACGTGTCGGCCGTGAAGATCGAGGGGGAGGCCGTCGCCTCCGACGAGTTCGATTGGTCGAAGGAGGGCATGCTCCGTCTCCGTCGAAAGTCATTCCCCGACCGTTTCAGGTCGGTGGAGGTGACTCTGACGCACGGCTTCCCGGATGTCCCGGCCATGGTCTCGGTACTTACTCAGATCGTGCTTGGCGCATGCGCCTCCCCGCTGGGTGCCACCCAGGAGCAGGCCGGGTCGATCCTGGTGCGCTGGGCTCGTACAGGCATGCAGCTGGATGAGTCGGATCGACACGCCTTGGCGCCGTATCGTCTTCAGAACTGGGCGTGATCCGATGCTGCCATCCTTCGCCCACCAGTGGTGCACGATCCTCAACCCCGGCACTCGTGTCGAATGGGGTCACGAGGTTGATGACTGGGATCATCCGACGTCTCAGACTGTCATCTGTGTCTGGGAGTCATCCTCTGCAGACATGCAGATGCTCGCCCTCGCCAGGAGCGGCACAGCAGCGGGCGCCAGGACGCTGTACCTGAATCCGGGTGCGCCCATCACGACTCGTTCCAGGATCAAGTTCCCGGGTGACAAGGAGGGCCAGCACTGGGAGGTTGTCAGCGAGCCAGCGTATAACGAGTCCCCGACGGGGGCTGTTTCGAACATCTCGACGACTCTGCGACGGTGGGAGGCGAAGCAGTAATGCCCCAGAAGGCCGTCGTGATGAACCCGAAGGGCATCCGTGCGGTGCTGAATCACCCGAAGATTCAGGCGCTCGTGAACTCTCGCGCCGACAAGATATGCGCAGCGGCGGGGGAGGGGTTTCACGTGAAACATCGTCCTAAGCGCATCCAGCGCTATGGCGCCCAGGTCCGTACCTCGGACAAGACGGGCCGCCGCCGGGCTGCGGAGGAGAACGCCCTCCTCAAGGCGACGGGGGCGGGCTCATGAGCGTCGATATGACAGGTGCCATGAGGGAGTACCTGGAGACGAAGTTCAACGTGCCGACGTTCGTCCAGCTTCCGGCGATTCGTCCGCCCAAGTTCCTGTTCATCGACCGGACGGGGGGAGGGCATCTCCGTCTGTCCTCCGACTACCCGTTTTTCACGATCGAGGCATGGGCTACCACCAAGAAGGAAGCGTATGACTTGGTGACGGCGGTCCGGTACCATATGGTCAGGGAATTGCCTCCGCTTATAGGTGGCATTCGAATCATCAAACATGCTGAAAGCTCTCCACCTGTGTACACGCCGACCACCGCCGCCGGGTCATTCCGCTATCAGTTCACGATCGCCATCAGACATCAACTAGTGGAGGAGAAGTGATGGCCACCTACAAGGTGACGGCGCCCTGTGAGGTGCTTGGAGAGTCGAAGGGGCTCGAGGACATCGGGTCCACCGTGGAGCTCGACGACTACGACGCGCAACCGCTGATTTGGTACGGGCTGATCGCCCCTGTCGAGGGGGTGCCTGCCGAGGAGCCTCCCGCCGGGCAGCCCGCGGTTGAGGGGTCTCCGGCAGAGGAGCCCCCTTACGGCATCCCCCCGAGTTTCCCGCCTGCCCCTGAAAAGACCGACGCAGACCGGGCCGATGAGGCCGCAAACACCGAAAACAAGGAGGAGATCGCATGACATATGCGAAGCTCAATGTGGCTGAGGTCCTTCAGTTCGGTTCCGACGACGACGCTGTAGCGCTCGCCCCCGTCGGGACTGCTCTGCCTACGACTCTCGAGGCCGCTCTCGACCCGGCGTTCGTCGAGGTCGGATGGATCAACGAAGACGGTATGACGTTCGCGCCGGACGACTCCGTTGACAAGCGTAAGGCGCACCAGGGACACCGAATTTACCGGACGGTGATGACCGACTCGTCCACGGACTTCAAGTTCATCGCTCTGCAGGCCAACCTTCACAATCTGGCCCTGCAGTGGAAGATCAAGTCCTCGACGAAGGACGCCGGAGGCAAGTTCTCCACGCACGTGCTGTCCAATGCTCGTGACATCGACGCCTACGCCATCGTGGTCAAGGCGTTCGCCAACGGCCATAGCTACATCTGGGCCTGCAGTCGTTTCGAGGTCGGTGAGAGGGACGAGTACAAGATCTCTGCCACTGATGATGCCGCTACTCAGGTGTCCGGTACGTTCGCGGCCGACATCGTCTTCATCACTGACGACCCGGCTTTCGCCGCGGCCTGATCGAGTCTCCTCCCCGGCGGGTTTCTGCGTCGGTCGCCTGCCGGGGAGGTATCCACGCTACATAGACCGACGTGACGAAGGAGAGACCGACGCATGGCTACTACAACTAAAAAGGCTTCCACCGCCCCCCGTAAGGCGGGGCGCCCGCAGCCCCAGGATCGTCTGCCCAAGGCCGAGGCTCGTGACGAGCCGGTCGAGGTCGAGGTGCGGGGGTTCATCCTTACGGTGGACCCCGACTTGTTCGACGACTACGACGTGATGAGCATGTTCGGATCGGGTCTTCCCGACCCGCTGCTGCGCGCCATGGTTCCAGACAACCAGACTCGTAAGGCTCTGCTCGACACCTGTGTTGACGAGGAGACCGGCAAGCGCCGTCTCTCGAAGGTCATGGAGATGGTCGGCGAGATCGTTGAGGCGGTCGGGGCGGGAAACTGATCGGCCTCCCCGTACTCCTGCGTGAGTACGGGGAGATCATAGAAGCCGATCTGCAACGCTACTACGGCGTTGACCTGCTCGACATGTGGCGGGGGAAGGTCTCGATGCGGCGCATCAGCGTCCTCATCCGAGGCCTTCCGCCCGGCGCTGGGTTCCACCGGGTTCGCGGTGGGGACATGGCTTGGTCCCCGGAGGAGAGGGCGACCCGAGAGGGGTGCTGGCTCGTCGAGCGGGCAACCATCTTGGGTGCCACCAACGGCAAGGGTAAGCCGTCACCGCAGCCTAAGCCTCCGGAGGAGGGCTGGTATGAGAAGTCCCAGCGGATGCGGCGCAAGGAGGCTCGTGCGGTCGAGCGCCTGCGCCGTAAGGCCGAAGAGGCTCGCAAGCGACTCGAGGCGGAGGCTGAAGGCACAAACGACTAGGAGATAGGTATGGCGGACGCCGGGGGCGCAGCTGAGTCCATTGAGCTGGCATCGGTCTATATCAATCTGGTGCCTGCGCTCAAGGGTGCGCCGGATGTCATCTCCCGCGCCATCACCAATGCTACGACTCGTAAGGCGTCGGAGCAGCTGGGGGACACGGTCACCAAGGGCATCGGGGATGCTCTACGCAAGACGACCGAAATTCCGGCGGCGATGCAGGCGCTTTCCGCCAAACTCTCCTCGGGTCTGAAGACCACCAGTGAGGCGGCCCGAGTCGTCGGTGAGGCGGCCGTCAAGACCAAGAATATCATCGGTGAGACGGTCGGCTACGTCGGGGGAACGTGGGCAAGGGTCTGGGCCGGGCTGGCTGACCCGGTCAAGTCCGCTATGTCGTCCGCCGCATCGGCTACGTGGAGCGCTATGACCACGGCGGC